TTATTTTACTTCGGTATTATATCTTGCGAGGTTGGTGACGAACACTGTACATTTTGTATCTTATGAGGCAACTGCTGATCGTGTGAGACAGAGGAAGTCTTTATGCTACGTTATTCTACGCTCGATCAAGCCATCTCTCACGAGGTGGCTTTTTCATATGGTATGATTAAAGCACAAACATTAAAGCAACAGGCCAGGAGCCAGCTGATGAAAAATAAAACTCTATGAGTCTGTTCTATCAATCGATAGCAAATACACCTGAGCTCAACAGTGCGTTCAAAGAACTGAAGCGAGTGTTTAAGCACGGCCAGTCGTGTGCGAAGTGCGGCGATAAGTTATCAAAACCTCTTATGACCGTAGACCATATCAGGGATGTAGAAGATCCCAGTGTCGATCCATTCGATATGACCAGCTGGCAGATACTCTGTATGCCTTGCCATAGACAGAAGAACCGTGAGAAGATGAGATCAATAAATAAGCCTGCAGCTATAGAGCGTAGCGAGCAGAAAGGGTAAGGGAGTTGTATGAGCGACAACATAGAAACAACAGATACGCAACCTGCTACAAAGCAAGCAGGTGAGATACAAAGAACTGGGGGGGGTAAGTTTGCACCTGGACAATCAGGTAATCCAGCTGGCGTTGGTGGCTTCGGTGACAACCCTGAGAACCGTAACGATGGATCGTGGAACAAAGCAAAGACACCACGTGCTAAGCTCGAGGCGATGCTCGAGGATATGACGATCGCTGATATTATGCTTGCAAAGACTGAGCACAATATGGACACCAACCTCACTGCTAAGATCGGTGATGTCGCAACCTCTGGCCGTTTACTCAATGTATTCACCGTGCAGGAAGACACTGGCAAGATGAGTGTGAACAGCAAAGAGTTCGATAGCCTGATGTATATGGTATACGGCTCGAAGAGTGAACTGGATGCCAACCTCAAGGCCGAAGATGGCGTGCCGCTGATCCGTGGCTTCATCCTACCTATTGCACCTGAAGACTTCATCGACAAAGATATTCGTGAACAGTTGCCTGAGCAGCAACGTATGGATCAATAAATGGAAGAGGCTGCTACTAGCGACGATCTCGATCAGATGCTACGTGTTAGCAAGTCTCTTACTATGCGTGAGATGGGCTACTGGGTGCCGATGCCAGGCCCTCAACAGCTTGCATCAGTGATCAGTAAAGACAAACGATACCGTGAGATCTTGTACGGTGGTGCTCGAGGTGGAGGCAAGACTGACCTGAGTATCGCCATTATCGGTGATCGTTATCCTGATCCACGTGCGAAGCAGCTGGTGATCCGTCGCAATGCTGGTGACTTATCAGACTTTGAAGACCGTGCCTCGCAAGCGTACAAGCACCTGGGAAGCAAGCTACGCCGAAACCCTATGATCTTATCAGGTAAAGGCCTGGGGCGTGTCCTGGGCGGCCACCTGAAAGATGACGATGCCTACACCAAGTACCAAGGGCACGAGTACTGCCGTATTAACATCGAGGAGCTCACGCAGATCCCGAAGCAAGATATGTACGAGAAGCTGATCAGCTCGGCTCGATCGAAGTACAAGGATCTATTCCCTCAGATATTCAACACGGCCAACCCTGGTGGTATCGGTATGGCCTGGGTGAAGAAGCGGTTTGTAACACCTGACCCGAAGCTCAACTATGTGATCAAGCACGAGTACGTATGGTACACCGCAGAGGGCGAGCGTAAGATCACTCACTGGCAAACGATCATCGACAAGGCCACTGGCATCTGGCGTGCTTACATTCCAGCTACGATCGATAGCAACCCGATCCTGATGGAAGCCGACCCTCAGTACGTGATGCAGCTCGAAGCACTGAAGACAAGCAACCCTGATCTCTATCGTGCCTGGCGTGAGGGTGACTGGAACATCCAGTTTGGTGCAGTGTTTGAAGAGTTCCGTGACTATATGCACGTGTTCAACGCATTCGCTGAGTGGGGCTATAGCAAGGAGCGGTTCGATACGTCGTTCCGTATCGCTGGTATGGACTGGGGCTACAACGATATGTGTGTCGTACTCTGGGCTACGTTCGATCAGATCACTGAGCAAGATGAGCGATCATTCATATACCGTGAGATGCACAACAGCAAGAAGCACCCGAAGTGGTGGGCGGATGAGATCGCCAAGATGCAGCAGATAGATCCAGTCGATGTACTGGCACTGCCGCACGATGCATTCTCACACCTGGGCGGCAACAAACCAGTGGCCGACAGGATCAAAGAAGCATTCGATCTGATGCCACCTGAGATCAAGCGACCACGTATCGTCAAGGCCGACAAGCTCACCCAGGACATCAAGAAAGCTGCAGTGAATGCCACGCACGATATGATGGCGATCCAGGCCGACGGCAAAGCTGGCCTGCAGATCCACCGTACGTGTACCTACCTGATCGATACGCTGCCGACGATCGTGTACGCCAAGGAGTCTGGCGGCGAGCGACTAGATGAGGGCAACGAAGATCACGCACTCGATGCATTGTTCTACACGCTGCAGACTGCATCCAAGACACGTGGTAAGCTATTCGGTAAGAGTGAGATGCTCAAGAAAGTGAAGCCGTCGTACGTAGCTGGCACCAACGTCACTCGTAAGGATCTCGGCATCGATACTACCTCACTGATTATGAACGCAAATAAACGCCACGGCGGAGACTGGAAAACACAATGATCGCAATCGTTATACTACTCGACAAAGAAAACAGCCAGGACTGGCACGATGTACGCTGCGTAAAGTGTGGCCGCAAGTTCTGCAATGTGAACCGTGAGATCAAAGCGATCCAACTCGATGCACCTGCAGGCCAGGAGGTGATCATAAACGCCGATGTACCAGCCGTCGAGGTGAAGTGTCGTGGTTGTGAATGTATATATTCTCTCTTAATTCAATAGAGGCCAAACATAAGTAGTGTGCTATATTGAAATAAAGAAAGGCACACGCAATGGACGACGATACTAGGCTATACAATGACTCAACCGTGGACGATATTACTGACCAAACAGGCGTAATCGATGATCGCCCTATCCTGAGTGTAGCCACTGATGATCGTGAACTTGCAGCCAACTTCGGCCGCTGGATCTCTGAAAGCAAAGCCTACTGGAACGACAAGAGCGGCTATGATCTCGAGAGTGTACGCAACCAGAACGAACGCTACTATCTCGGCAAGCAGATCGACAAGAGCAAGCTATACGCCTACCAGGTACCATACGTAGACAACCAGATCTATGTCGGTACCCAGGCGATTATGTCGTACGTCACTGGCTCGAACCCATCGTGTGAGATCACTCCTGAAGACGACACGCCTCAAAGCCAGGTGATGGCCGAAGATCTCGAGACTGCCGTAAACATTCACACTGAGAAGTGGAACCTGGCCAAGAAGCTGAAGACTGCTGCAAAGAATATGTACACGAAGCGTGTCGGTGTGATCAAGCTACGATACGATCCGAAGATCGGTGACATCATTCCTGTTGCCGTGGATCCAAACAACCTTATCCTCGATAAAGACTGCCAACTCGGTGAAGAGTCACGCTTCATTGCTGAGATCTGTACTGACTCAGTAGCTGGACTGATCAAACGGTTCCCTGATGCTGAAGCAAAGATTATGAAAGCACTCGGCCGCAGCCGTAAGACACCGAAGATGCTCGGCCAGATCGTTGCCTACAACGAGGTATGGTTCACTGATGAGACTGCTGATGATGGCGAAGAAGAGTGTGTTGCCTGGTACCTGAACGGTGAGATCCTCGAGAAGAGCAAGAACCCGAACTACTTGTACGACAACGAGGGGCTCAGCATTATGAACTTCCTCGATGCACCTACGAAGCCATACGTATTCTTCAACTACCTCAACGACGGTAGCAAGCTGATTGACCAGACGACACCGATCGAGCAGGCGATACCGCTGCAGGATATTCTCAACAAGCGTGGCCGCCAGATCGTCGAGAACGCTGACACTGCCAACTCACTACTCGTACTCAAGAGTGGATCTATTCCAGTAGAAGATGCAGCGAACGTGACACGTGATCCGAACCAGGTACTGATGCTCGACACGCCACCTGAACGACCAGTGCAAGAAGCATTCGGTGAGATCCCACCACACCTATTGCCATCATACGTGCTGCAGGACAAGCAAGATGTTAAGAACGGCATCCACAATATCCTCGGTACACCGTCACAGTTCCGTGGTGACGACTCGAACCGTGAAGTCGGTACACTCGGTGAAGCGAAGATGATGAACAGCCAGGCTGGTGGCCGACAAGATGAGATCGTACGTGAGATGGAAAGCGGCCTCGATCGTTACTTCCGCCTACTCGTGCAGATGATGAAAGTCCACTACACAGACAAGAAGCCGTTTGCTGCTCGAAACAACGACGGTACGTTTATGTATGTCCAGCTATCACGTGAGAGTATGCCAAACATCGCAGCGATCACCGTATCACACGGCTCGATCCTACGACCAGACAAAGAACGTACTGAGAATATCAGTATGACACTGGCCAAGATGGGGCTCATCGATCCATACAACCTATTCAAAGACCTCGGCCTCAAAGATGCTGACAAACGATACGAGTCACTCGTCAAGTTTAAGATGGCACCTGATCAACTGGTATCAGACGTTAAGAGTGAAGTGCAAGATCGTGATGCATACATCGACTTCGCAGTGATCCTCAACGGTAAAGAAGCAGAGCCACGCCAGGACATCCAGCCTGCTCACATCCTCGCACACCGTGAACAGCTTATGACTGATCGCTTCCTATACGCTAAGCCTGAACTGCAGCAAGCGTTTATCAAGCACATCGAAGCTGAAGTGCAAATGCTATCGCAGCGTGCGAAGCTCGAAGCCGCTGATCAAGCAGGCCTATTGATCGATCCGAAGACACCTATCACACCTGAAGCACCACAACTTCCACCGCCACCACCACCGATGCCAGGAGGTATGCCAGGTGGGATGCCACCAATGCCAGGAGGCGGAGGCCAACCACCGATGCCACCACAAGGCGGTGCACCAGTTATGGACGCAGGCGGCAGCCAGATGGATCCAGCAGGGGTTCTCGGCGGCTTACTGCCAGGGATGTAGGCTATGAACCCAGGTAGTATACTCAGCAGAATACTCAAGGGTGCAGGCGACGATGTAGCTGGTAAGATCGGCAAACAATACTCTGCCGCTAACTTATCGCAGCTCGCAGCATCGAGTGCCGATGATATTGCACGAACTCAAGGCAATATGCTTGCTACTCACCAGCTCACCTCAAGTAAACTAGGACAAGCTGCCGATCTCGGTGGCTTTGTTCAGCCTAGTATGGCCGTAGTGGATCCATCAAAGGCCACAAACTTCCTACCAGGTGGTGACTTCGGGGAGATCGTGATGGTAGCCAACCGCAACGCCATTGATCCAGCCAGGAAAGCAAGCAAGTCGATCCTCGGTGATCGTGACATCTATTCGCCACGCTTCCCAGACACTACTCACGAGATCAATATGCCTGCAATGGATGATCTTGCACGCCGTGCAGGTACCTCGAAGCAGTCAGCGATGGTGAATATGGATGTCGATAGCACTGATCCTCAATATATGGGCTTCCTGCAGGATATGTACCGCAAAGAAAACCCTGCAGCGGCCAGCATCCACAACTTCGATCTACGTGAGATGCCTGAGTTCAAGCAATATGCCAACGATGCACTCAATACTGTACGTGGTGAAAAGGTGCTCACGTATCGCACACCAAGTGGTGCACGTAAAAACATACCGTACAACGCAGACAACGCCAATAAGCTAATGAGCAAGGCCTCAACGATCGGTGGTGAGTCCTGGCACGAGAGCCCTCACGCAAAACTCTACCATCAGAACACTACGAAGCTGAAGTCACTCGACGACATCTACAAGAATAAGTACCGCTTCATCGATAATCAGACTGGTGATGCTACTAAGGATGCAATGGGCGACTATATCGCTGGTACTGCAGAGAAGATCAACAAGATGAACCTGCCTGAGCTGCAGACCGATAATCAATACGAGCAATACGATCGTGTGCTCAACTACGTGGCCGATGCAGCCAGTGGCCGTAAGGATCTATACCCTGCACTCGACACTATGCCGCAGGATGTGCTCGATGAGATCGCTCAGATCGGTACAGCGTACAAGGATGTACCAGTCAGCTACTTCGAGGCCAAACCACGGCGTGTCGTCGGCGGCAACGAGTTCCACGGTGCATATATACCAGACGACTCATCGCCTGAAGTAATGAAGCAGCTCGAGCGACTCGGCGTAAAGAACATCAAGAAGTATCTCGATAAGGGTGATCTCGATCTGCAGCTCGCAGGCCTGGCCAAAGAGGGCAAGCGTGGCATCGATCCGTATGTGCTGAGTATGGCTGGTGCACTGCCAACTGCAGGGATCCTGAGCGGCCTACTCGGTGGCGGCCAGAGTAACGAACAGCAGATGATGTAGTTATGGAACGGTGGGATCAAATAGATGATATGTTCGATCGAAGCGACGAGCGGATCCACAAAATATACGACAAGTTTTTGCAGCTCGCACGTGTTACAATCGAACCAGAAGCAGATCGCTTCACTGGTACTGAGAGGACTAAACCAATGATCGCTACGAGCGTACCTGAGTCCACCAACTAGGAGGTGATCAGCATCTAGTCGTGGGTGGCCGACTTTAACTGCCCCCTATTTACTTGTGATATTATATTGATGTAGGACGTAGTGTAATGGTCGCACACGCTGATCCAAAAGATTGTATCAATCGGTAGGCGGCGTAGAGCTGGTTCAATTCCAAAAGGGATCTGCGGATCCACAGCAAGATATGCTGGCCGTCCGTGTTATTATATTTTTAAGCCCCCAGATTATCTACCTGCCACGTGGTGTGGTGCCAGGTAGCAATAGGGGGCTTTTTTTGTTGCACATAAGCGTGTTACAATCTAAGTACATCAACATTTAATAGGCATAGGAGCCACAAATGGATCTAATCACAGATGCAGAAAACAAACTGGATGCAGCCAT